GAATACACCGTACTTCCGCTTGAAAACGCTATCCAGATTAAGTCTGTGGATGATGTTTCTGGCGCGGCGCACTACAAGATTTATACCCAAGAGCAGAAAGATGAATTATTGGCCGAAGTCGATGGCGCAGAAGCTTACGTCTTGGCGATGGGGTGGTGAAATGTGCGGGACGCCTTGCAAAGACGACTGTAATCAAGGGCGCGACTGCCCGAACCGAAAGCCGGGATAATGACCGAAGCAGAAAACATTCAGCGGTTAAGGGCATCTGTTCTCGCTGAGTCCAGCGTTACCGACCTTCTGATGATGATACTTGACCGCCAGGACACGATTATCGAGAGGCAGTCGGACACAGATATGAAGCTTGACGGCCATATGAAGCGCGAAGATGCGTCGATTGAAATGTGGCTTCAATCCCTGCCAAAGCGACCAGACGGGCACGCCGATATTGACGGCCATAGGGACTATCACCAAGAGATCATCGAAGAGGCGCGAGCGAGAAAGACGATGTGGCGAGAGCTTCGATCAGAGCTTGTTAAAAAGGGCGCATGGGGTATCGTTATTGTTCTGTCTGCGCTGGTTATGTACTGGTGGGATAGGGAGGTGAAGAAGTGAGAATCACGCTGATCCGCACTGACATGAAACCCGGAAAGACTTACGGGCTGCTGGATATTGACGGCGAATTCTTCGGGCATACGCTTGAAGATGAAGACCGCAAGCTTGAGGTTAATCCTACGGGGAAAATCTATGGTGAGACAGCAATTCCGCGCGGCATGTACCCTGTGGTTTTGGACTTCTCAGCGCGCTTCAAGCGAACATTGCCGCACGTTCTCGGCGTCACTGGCTTCGAAGGCATCCGCATACACTCAGGAAATACATCTGCCGACACGCACGGGTGCATCCTCGTTGGGGACGTTCGCACCGCAAGCGGCATCGCGCAAAGTGCGATAGCTATGGCCCGATTGATGGATAAGCTAATGGGGTCGCACTTGAAGAAGGAATTGATCACGCTGGAGGTGAAATGAATTCAGACGATTGGAAAGGTCTATTCAAGACAGTAGCACCAATTATCGGAAAAATATGTTAGTATGTGGATTCCAAATATAGGAGCTACATATGAATGGACTTGATATAAGCGGGTTAGTTTTCGGAAAGCTAACCGCAATTTCCCATGTTTCAGGGAGTCGCAATGAAAAACGAAAATGGCGATGTATGTGCGAGTGTGGCACAGAAACTACCGTTGAAACTAACAAACTAACGTCCGGCCACACTAAATCATGTGGCTGTTTAGTTGCTAAGACATCTGCTGAAAACGGTAGAATGAACAAAACACATGGTCTAGGTCATGGCAAAGGAACGACAACATACATAAGCTGGAATTCGATGCGTTATCGATGCAGTGAGGGCTATAAAGGTAGGAAACATTACGCTGACCGTGGTATATCGGTATGTGTCAGATGGGATGCGTTTGAGTCGTTTCTTGCTGATATGGGCGAGCGACCTAATGGTACAACGCTTGACCGCATTGACGTAAATGGCAACTACGAGCCAGGTAATTGCAGATGGGCAACAGCAAAAGAGCAACAACGAAATAAAACAAACACCAATTACCTGTATGTTGATGGTGAAAAACGAGTTGCGATGGACATAGCTGAAGAGATTGGTGTAAAACCATCGGCTATGAAATATTTTGTCTCAGTAGCTAGAAAAATGGTGAAAATATATGGATGTGTCCCAACTCCTTAAAAATATTGTTCCATCATTGGCATCCGCACTCGGCGGCCCGCTGGCAGGCGCGGCGGCGGCGTTCATCGCGGATAAGTTGGGATTTGAGGATAAGACCGTTCAAGCAGTTACGGACGCGCTCAGTAACGGGAAGTTATCACCGGATCAGATTGTGCTGATCAAGCAGTCAGAGGCCGAGTTTAATATGTTCCTTGAACGGAACAAGATCGATCTTGCCAAGATTTCGGCAGACGATACAAAGGACGCGCGCGCGATGCAAGTCGCCACGCGGTCACTAATGCCAGCCGTGCTAACACTGCTGATCACCATTGGATTCTTCGGCGTTCTCGGATGGATGCTTTACGACGAGGCGGTGGTAGATAGTCCGCCTTTGCTGATCATGCTTGGGTCACTAGGAACGGCATGGACGGGGTGTTGTGCGTTTTGGTTTGGGACGACTCACGGCTCAATGCAGAAGAATCAGCTTCTGGCGGATGCTGCGCCGAGGGCATGACTAGCGGCGGCAACATGTAAAAGTGACGCCGCCAGGATGGGCTTGTGCGGATCATTCCGTGCATTTTTGCGCCTCAATTTCTGCCAATATCGCGTCAAATTTCTGGATTGCTTTTTGATCCCAGAATTCACGGCCATGGCTTACCAATAGCACAGTAAAAGCTTCGGCAAGTTCATCACGCTGCTTGGTGAGTCTTTCGATTTCATCGTCAATTTCAGCACCACAGCACTCTTTTGAACCACACATGGGGCATCTGCTCATCTCACTTCCCTTCCTTCATGGCTGCTTTTAGGGCAAGAGATTCCATCCACTCATCAATCACCTCATCCATCGCTTCTCCACCTTCCTCGACAGCGGACAGCACATAGCCAGGAATGTCGTGTTGATAATTTCGGAGGCTGCGATACCGCTCCGCGTCTTTGTCTGCCGGGGCGGGGTGGGCATAGAGTGGAATCCAACCTCCCCAATCGTTACCAGTACACAGCATGACAGTTGAGTGATCCCTGAATGCCGAATCATAACCCTCCTCGCTCGGTCGCATCCATGCAACCGGCTCCGACTGCGCCTTATTCAACTCAGTATTGCAAGCGAAGCAGAATCCTTGCTCACGCTCTGCCTCTTTTAGTTCTTCATTAAGCGCAACAATCTTCCGGTTCTTTTCATCCGCCGCATCAATCCAAACATTGATGCGTGCGTTCGCCTCTGCCAACTCAGCCTTGAGTTCATCCCGTTCTTTTTGCATGGCTTCATACATCGAAGCCAAGCCGAGGTATTGGTTCTGGCATTCTTTCAACTCAGCAGTCAGCCGTTCAATCTCGTCGGCGGCTTCTTTTCTCAATGGGTCATGGCGATCATGACGCAACCGTTCAATCAGCGACATATTCCACCTCATATTTTGCAGTTTCAATTAGCTTTTTCATCGCCAGCGACATTACCGAGATCCGAGATTCATTCATCGCCAGCGTTGCACGCAGCGCAACGTTCTCGCAGTGCAGCCGGTCAATCTCAAGGTCAATGACGACTAGCGCATTGCCAACGTCAGATATGCTTACGGACATGTGCGAGCCCACACCTTACACTTGCCTTCCATCGAAATAATATCGACCAGCCCCAGGCTGCGCCAATAAACCATTAAACCGCTCATACTGGATCGATGCGACGTGTTATCAATTTCAAGAGCCTTACTGATCGTAACAGGCCCATTGGCAAAGATTCTGCCAATGCGCGCCATGCGTGCAGCTTCATCGCGCTTTGCCCTGACCTTTGCGTATTCTGCCCGGTTGCCGTGCATATTCTGTGACTTCTTATTTGCCTTGCGTTCTGCCATCTTCTCGGCCTTCGCTGCTTCGGCTGCGAGTTTCTTTGCCTCGCGTTCGCGCTTGCGTAGTTCGGCGGCTTCGCGTTCCTTCTTTAACCGCTCGCCGGCCAGCTTGCGAGGTGACAGCGCAAGCGAATCGCGCGCTGCTTTCATGCGTTCTCTGTAATCCTTCTTTTGCGCCGCGATACGACGTGCGCGTTCCTCTTGCGTGACTTTTTCCTTTGGCAAGGCTTGCGGCTTGGTCTTACCCTTATCTCGTGTCCTGACACGATCAGCGGGCGGTTGATAGCCTGTTCGGATAGCAGGCGACGGTTCCTGATAAGCAAGCATTCCGATGTTCTGGCGAGCGCCTTTAGTTTGGCGGTTTTGGTATTGCGCGGCGGTCATTTCTTAAACTCCTTTGGCCATCCCCATGATTGGAACTTGTTATCAGGTTGCAATTCAGCGTCACATATTGCCCGATTCATTACCCGTATAACGATTTCCTTCGCTTCCTTGCCGGCCTTGGCTTTGACCTTGATCATCACTTTGACTTTCATTCTTCAATCTCAAACTCTCTGGCGGGTGTGTCGAGCCATTTGATAACTTGACCACCATAAATACGAGTGATAGCTTCTTTTTCACCTTTCACTAAGAACCAACCAGAATCTTTGAAATCAATTAGAGCCTCACGCAGCACGATTGTCTTGGTCTTCTTGCGAGGACGGGAGCGGTAACTAGCGTTAGCAGACCAAGATTTACCCACCCAAATAGTCAACGGCTCTCGTGGATGCTCAACCTCAATCTCATCCCCTCTCGCCTGCGCTGCTGCTACGTCTTGCAGGGTAAGCAACGGAACCCAATCTTCTGTCTTAGGGTTAATCCATTCTTTATTCATTTCAAAACCTCCAATTTTAATTCATCAACCACGTTGTTTAGCTCTTCCAGTGTGTGATCCGGTAGTCTGCTCTTGTTTGCGAAGCTCCATGACTCAAGAGCAGACAGGAGCATGATTATCCTGAGCGATAGTTCTTTGGTCATTTGAAACTCTCCGCAGTAGGCATAAAGCCGATATGAGGCCCGGACTCAAGGCAGACGTTTTCCTTAACCCAGACATCATCCGGGCGTTCTCTCTCACGGATAACCACATGCCGCTTGCAATGGTCTAGCTTGTCGCAGTTGTGGCCTAGGCAGCGGCAGATTGGGAGGTCGGTCATTTGTTCAATCCTTTGAAAAAGCCCATTTCGGGGCGGTGATTATTAAGCAGCAACCAAACGAGTTACAGCCCATACTTGTCCATCCACACGGATAGAAGTCGGGCCGGAGTCAGGGGCGAATACGCCTACCGCGCCAGGTATGGCTGATAACACCATTGCCGAAACTAGGCATTGAGTTCCGTCGGTCGGAAGGCCGATAACCTCGCCAAAACTACGGCTGATCACCGGGCATCCTGTAATCGGACATGTGCCGATTACGTTTTCAACTGTGGCAACGCGTGCCACAGTGCCGGACGGGGGGAACTCCGCCGTCGTGCCATCCGGGCGCTGCACACGGATAAGGTGCGGTGTGAGATTTAACATCTCACAGCCCACCGCAATTTGCGAGGCCAGCGGCGAATCCATCGCCGTCGTAATCGCGCTCGCGGCGCGGTGCTTTTTCCGTTGCGGCAAGCCGTTGGTCAAATGCGGCGCGGTTAGCCGCAACATCGGCGGCGCGTTCCGAATCAACTTCGGCGGCGTCAATCGCCAACCATCCGGCGACAACTGCATCGCCGAATTTTTCAGCAATTGCCATTATTTCCGCCGCCATATAGCGGCCAAAGCGGTTGGCCTTCATACGACGGCCAAGGCCGTCAGTAAAAACAACTTCTCCGCCAACAAGGCGGCCATTCTCTAAAGCTGATTTGATGTTTGAGTTCATTTCATTTCCCCTAGTGCGTTGTCGATGTGTAGGTAATAGGCTACTTGCACAAGTTACGCAATTAAACATTCTACGCATCGCATAAGTTTTTTCTATCTCTATCAATATCGCCGTACCAGCGATTGATCGCATCAACGCACGCATCGCGCAAAGCGCCAGACTGACGCCGCCAGAAGTCCTCTGAATAATCGACCAGAGCGCGCAAAGCCTTCGCCTCTTCTCCTGTTGCGCCAACGCGCCCGGTGCGCTTGTATCGCTCGACAAGGCCAGTTAATACGAAGTCTGCCATGTCAGATGCGTTGATAGCCTGGCCGTCTTTCTTGTGGTCGGCGGCAAATCGTAGCAGGTGCGAGATCGTCAGCACGCGATCAAGGTGGGCGACTGTGCCAGTGCCGTTGCAGATCAACTCGACGGCCATGCGGTCGGCTGTTTCGGCTGTCTGGTCGGTAAGCTTGCGGACTAGCGGCGGGACTGAGCGAACGCGCTTCATGCTATCAACCTCATCTGCTGTTTTTCCCCAACACGCGGGACACGATCCCCGGCGTGCTTCAAGTAAAGATCAATCAGCGACTCGCCAACTGAGTGCGGCGGGTCTTTGATTTCATCCCGGCCAAGGCGCGCAACATAATCGGGATTGTTGTATTTCATGTTCCGCGCAATGTTCCGATAGCTGCCGAATATCTTGCGAAGGCTTATGACGATGTATGGCCAGTCGATCATGGCAAGACACTCGGATTAATAATGGCGAGCATTGCCATATATTTTCTGCAACGTTTTGCTTTTTCCGCTGACTCTCTCTTTGTGGAATCGCTAATACTAAAATCCATTAGTGTTCTTTGTGCATCATGCAGCATGTCTGGCAAAGCATCTGCAAGTGCAGCAACTAATTCATCGCGCTGATTGATTAGTGCGTTTCGCTCGCTCAATGCCTTAACCCACTCAGCTTCACCAAGCTCAAGAAATTCAGTTTGAATCCCCTCGCAAGCATTTACGCATGCCACGATGCGCCGGGCGTTAGCAATACGCTCGCCACGGTAAAGCGCGAGAATAAATTCATCTTCCTTGTTCCTTATTTCCGGGTGCGCGAAAATGTTTAATACGTGCCACGGCTCTTTAGTATGTTCCATAAAAATCATTCTCCTTTTTTACAGCACGTGACGACCGCTTTAGTCCTGCCGATATGCACGTGACGACAGCAAATATCATCGGCTGACATCTGCCCGTTATCAACCGCTATCGCTTCGCAACGCTCGCAAAGCACAAGACCATCCGACGGGCTATCTGTAAATGTCAGGTTGTCGCCTTGTGACGAAACGCCCATTCCGCACCAAAAAGAAATTCCAACGTGAATGTTCTTATGGATGTGATATGTGCTTCCGAATCTAGGCCGATGAACTAGCGTACCTCGTGAGTTCTCGACAAATGGCCGAGACTTGATCCAGTTAATTTGACTCGGGTGTGTCTTTCTTTTCTGTTCAAGATTGATCATCATCAAATAATCCTTTCCTCAACTGCCTCCGTTCGTTTTCCGCCTCTTCCGCGCCTTCGGCTAACGCCTGCCGGCGATCCTCTTCGCGGTTATCGTGGTCGGACTGGTCATAGGGGTTGTCGTGGGTCATGCGAACAAGTCTCCTGATTTAACCTTCGCATCATTCAGATTCTTGATTGCCATGTCGTAATAAACCGGCTTCAACTCGCTGCCGATGAAACGCCGGCCAGTCTGCACCGCAACATAGCCTTCACTTCCAATGCCGGTGAAAGGCGAGAAAACAAGATCATCCTTCGCGCTCCACAAATCCATTGCGCGCTCGATCACGTCAAGCTGCAAAGGACACATATGCTTTACGTCATCCTCATCACGCACGGCGCGATAGTTAAGCGTCCGAGACTGATTGATGTCAAACCAGACCGGAGAGGCGTAACGCTGCCACATATCGACGGGGAACTCTTCTGGCGTATGGCTGATTGGTTTCGGATTGTCGCCCGGCTTACGCATCACGACGAGGTAATCCGGCAATCCTTGGCGGCTCATGCTTGAGTCTTTCTTGATCGTCTTGTGAAGCAGTCCGAGTGCTTTCGTGCGCTGCATTGCCGTAACTGGATCTTTCCAAATACAAACCTCGGAATGGTAAATCCAGCCTTTTGACTGAAACAGACGGATCAAATCGCCGCGAAAGTCGCGCAGTCCGATAAATCCGTCATTGACCTTTGACGTTGTGAGATTCATGCAATGCACTGCCATCAGTATTCCGGGCTTAGTGATGCGGTACATTTCATCAACGAGATAGCTAAAGTGCTGGAAAAACTCGCCTTCGCTGCGGCTATTACCCATGTCGCGGTCACTGTTTGAATAGGTGAAAAGCGACGCAAAAGGCGGACTGTAAATTGTGAAGTCGATTGAGTCCGATTCAATCTCACGCGCCAGATCGATGCAGTCTGCGTTATGGATAGTGAATCCATCGCCATCGTGCTTTTGGCGGATATATTCGACCTTCTCATTTTCTGCGCCGAGGATCTCGGCTTTCATGCTTTCGCTCATATGCTCTACCATTTCCTTTCCCATGATTTCGTTTTGCAGTTCTTTGCGTTTGATGTTTTCGACCACTGCGCCTTCTGACTCAGCCGAGATCACATGCACATTGACCTCGTGAGTCTGGCCAAAACGGTAGAATCGCCGAATTGCTTGGTAATACTGCTCCCATGAGTCTGAAAGCCCGACGAAGGCGGTATTGTGGCAGCACTGAAAGTTCATACCCGCTCCAAGGACTTTTGGTTTTGAAACCATGACTCGGGTTGAACCATCCAAAAATCCATGTATTGCTTTTTCTTTTTCTTCCATGCTAGATGCGCCAGCAACATCAACTGCTCCTGGTATTGCCTTAGTCAGCATTGCAGCTTCGTCATTCAGGTGACACCAAATGAAAAACTGTTCATCGGTGGCACTGACCACTTCGGCACACTTCGCCACTCGATGTTCAATCGAATCACGCCGCGCCTGATTGCGTTCCATAAGGCCAGTCGCAATATCCGCAAACAGTCCAGTGGTGCGATCAGACTCGACAACGTGAGGGATCATGTTGAGTTTCGGCAGAATGTATCGGCTGCCGTCAAATCCCAAATCGGCAGGACTTCGGATAACGCAAGACCAAGACGAAAGCCACTTCCAAAACTTCTTTCTGCCGTGGCCTTTGAGAATCCACGTTCCTGTATCGCCGGCATCGTTGATAAAGTAAGTGGCGAGCATTTCTTGCATCGTCATCAGTCCGAGAAATTCAGCCTGATTGCCCAATTCCATAAAGTCGTTCGGGCTTGGCGTTGCTGTGCAGGAAAGCTTGTACGGCACAGAAAGGCATGACTCAATCAGTCGATTACGCGTCTTGCCATCCCTATTTTTTATGATGCTCGATTCATCCAACACGACGCCATGAAACGCGCTCATGTCAAAGTTATCCATCATTTCGTAATTGGTGATATTGATTCCTGGCTTGGCGTCTGAAATGTCGCGGCAATAGTTGATGTCAATGCCGAATTTGTCGCCTTCTTCGACTGTCTGCTGAGACACGCAAAGCGGAGCAAGTATCAGCACGTTTCCGGCAGTCTGGCGGCAGACTTCATCGGCCCAAGACGTTTGCATCAGCGTTTTACCGAGTCCGGTATCAGCAAAGATGGCGGCGCGGCCACGCTTCAATGCCCACTTAACAATTGCGCGCTGAAAGTCGAATAGATTCTCGTTAAGCTCGCAACAATCAAAGCCAGAAATAACCGGCTTGATTTCCTTTCCGCTCAGAAATTCAGAATAGTCCATTAATCTTTCCATCCATTCATTTAACATTCAAGAACAGCCAATATACGATATTTGCAGGCGTGCAGGTATCAGTAATTTTGACTGGGGTATAAGTGGATTTTTAGGCAGACGCCTTCATCGCGTCCATCAGGATGTTTTGAACGGTTCGCTTTGTGCGGTGCCGCTCGATCACGAGTTCGTCTATGGTGTTTCGCGCAACGATGTCATAAACGAACACATTTCTGTTATACCCCGCCTGCAACTGACGCACAGGGCCGATGCGTTCCGCTATCTGGTCGCGCTCTTCTAGGTTCCAGTCATGCGAGAAAAAGACAAGAATGTTCCCACCGTGTTGCAGGTTTAGGCCATGTCCTGCGCTTTTCGGGTGGGCAAACAAGATCGGGATTTTTCCAGTATTCCACGCGGTGATGGTTTTTGTGTTTCCGTCAAGGTGCTGGCCTTGCGGAAAACGCTTTTGCAATCGTTCAAGGTCAGACTTGAAGTAATACGACACCATCACGGGCGCGCCGCCTGCCTCTTCGACGAGGCTTTCCAGCGCGTCTAGTTTAGCGTCGTGTAATACGCTGTAACCTGTTTCGGTATAGGCCGCGCCGCTGGCTATCTGGCGCAGCTTTCCACTCTTCGCCGCTGCGCTTACCGCTTCAATCGATCCGCCTTCGGCGAGTTCAATGAAAAATTCCTTTTCCATTTTCTTATACTGCGCCCGCACTTTTGGTGGCAATTCGACGTTAATGGTGGTGTGGATAACTTCGCGCAAATCGAACCAATCTTCGGATTTCAGCGTTATGCACAAATCACGGCAAGCGTTCTGGATTTCCTCTTGGGCATTGGGCAATGGCTCAATTCCGAACCCATCGCGCTTTGCCCGGAACCATCGCCCTTCAAAAGCGGAAAAACTGCGCCCCAATCGCTGACCGCGATCAAGAAACCATAGCTGCGCCCATGTGTCGACCAATCCATTAGGGGCCGGCGTTCCAGTTAGCTCAATAAAGCGGCTCGCTTTGTGGGCAGGCAACGCAAGTTTGCTGGTACGTTCTCCGCCGCCCTTTCGTAAAAAAACCTTTCCGCTTTTTGGGTGGGTTTGAAAACTTCCCCTAAACCCTTTTAATTTCGTCGATTCATCGACAATTATGGTCTTATAGGGCAACGGGCCGCGATTGATCAACCACGGTATATTTTCAAAATTTATCGTGTAAATGTCGGCACTGACCTTTGTGGCGGCTTCGCGCTCGGATGCGATTCCGAGTATTTTTGACACGCGCAAGTGTTGCAGGTGCGGCCATTCGCTGGCCTCAGTCGCCCACGTCGATTCAGCAACACGCAAAGGTGCGATGATTAGCGCCGGGAACACGTTTTCAACGAGCGCCAAGCGATCCAGCGCCGTGAGGGTTGATACACTCTTACCCGCGCCCATAAAAGCCCACACAGCACAGCGCGGGGTCTTGATGATGTGGTCTATCATCAACTCTTGATAAGGGCGCAGTGCTTTCACCGCAAAACCTCTACAGCTTCCAGCGAGTCGATTACAAGCACGCGCTGCCCGTATTTCCGCAATACCTCATGTTCCCGTAGTTGCTCAGGTCTTGGTTTTTCGCCAGGGGCTTTGCACTCTACCCAGAAGCATCCAGACGGCAGCATTACAAAGCGATCAGGCGCACCGCGTCGGCCTATCCATTGGGCTTTACGCGTTACGCCTCCCAGCTCTGCAACACGGGCCAACAATGCCGCTTCAATTTTGGACTCTTTCAAAATAGCCCCCGCTTGATTGCGCCAATGTCAGATAAAAGCGAATGGGCTTCGCGGACGTAGTATTCAAAATCCATATCATCCGGCAGGCTGTCCGGCAGCGTCATACATGGTCGCGCGCCTTCTGTTTTTGGCACTTTGTTTCCGTTGGTTTTGTAAAGTATTGCGCCGGGGGATGTGGTGCTGTAATACCAGCGGGCGACCTTCCCTAGATATTCTCCGCCCTTTTCCGCGCCGCCTTTTACCGAACGAATGCTGATAAATTTTCGGATGTCATCGCATCGGTCGATTGTTTCCTCTACCGGCTTTCCATCGATCAGGTATTGAGTGACCGCCTCTACACAAATAACGCTTGCCGGGTTTTTGCTCAAGTCTTCGGCGGCATAAGCTCCCTTGCCCTTGGCCGTCCCGTCTGTCTTTATGGCGATGTAGTTATTCACGTCCCGGCTGTATATTGCCCGGTATTGTGTTTCCTCAGTCTCAAATCCGGTCGTTAATTCCCATCCGTCGATAACGTGTTGCAGTGCATCGCGTTTGGTCTTTGGGCAGTGAATCACGATCCCGTCAGTGTTGGCACTAATTACCGATGCGCCTACCGCTTCGCACTGTTCAATCAACATGAGCAGCGCAAGCTGTCCTGTGATGGTGGTTTGTATTAGCAAGTTCGGCGCGTAAAGGCATGAATAAACGCTTCCGAATTTTCCGAACGATCCGTTTAAGGTGATCTTTAGCGCCTCGTTTTTCACCTTGTCGCCGGTGCGTTTAGCGTGCAAGCGTTCATCCAAAATCTTGCGATAAATAGCGGAAAATGATGCGCCCATTGTTTCGGGGGCGCAACCTTGAATCAATATGGCGTTAGGGTAATAGCTGGCAACGTCACGATCAATCAAAACGTGATATTCATCGCATACGACCGCTTGGCAGGTTTCGCTGGAGTGCAGGCCACCAATGCCAAGGCGGTAGGTGGATTGCCCGATCTTCACGCGGAGATCAGCCATAGGTTCGGGCATGCACACTGCGCCGGTGGTTTCATGGATGCGATAAACGCTATCTGTGGCGATCTTCGCCAGGGCTTTGAGGTCATCACGGTCAAATGCGATCCAATGCGGCAACTCATAACGCACAGATTTCGGCTTTTTCGGTTTCGGCAGCATCTTGCCGGTAAAGCTTTCGACACGCGAGCGGATAACGGCCTCGGCTATTTGTGCATCGCTTTTGCTGCGTAGGTCTTGCCCGTATTCAGCACTCATTGATTCGCGCAAGGCGATGGCCGGTCGCATTCGCTCATAAAGCGCAAGAGTTGTAAAAAGATCGTTTGTACAGTATTCGCGCACCTGTTCCATTTGATCTAGTGTCAGGATGGCGTCGGGTGGGTAGGGTAGGTCGCGGATGGTTTTGCAGTGCATCCTGCCACCATAGGTTTTAAGCGAGGCAATGCCGCGCGGCAACTCTATAAGGTCAATGTGATCGGTTTCCAGCATCGCAAAGCCTGACTCATTGGCGAGTTGATACCCTCGCTGCCCTCCAATGATGGCGTCACATGCAACTTTCAATTGCTTATGTGTTGCGCCTGCCAAGAAATAGGACAAAAGCGGAATGTCGAATGAATTGCCGTTGAAAGTGACAAGCGTATGATCTTTGATCAGGCTCGGGACGTGTTTCCGGTCTGTAAAATTAAAAACCTCGCGGGTTTCGATGTTCAGAAACGCCGCGAGGAAATAATTCTCATAGACCTCAAGGTCTAAGATGAGCATGTTTAGGTCAGATCGTCTTCGTCGCCAGCTTCGAACGCATCAAAATCCGCCGAAGCCGATCCGCTGCCAAACGCGTCGCCGTTTGCCCAAAACTGCACAGCGACCAACGTCGCGCGGACACCTTTTCCAAATTGGTTATCCTGCGCCCATACATCAACCTGAGCATTGACGTAGCACCCTGCATACGGCTTGCCGTCGGCTTCGGTGAGTGGTTGCTTATCGCGGCCAATGACAACCGGACGACCTTTCTCTTCCGACTTCTTGGCGGTCAAGATCATATTGCCCTCATATCCGTCATAAGCTTTGAGGTCGCCGGAAACGTAGCACTTTGACTTGCTCTCAAAATTCTTGAGGATGGCAGGTGCCTTGGCTAACCACTTTTCTTTCGCAACAGATTCAATGGCGGCGGTTATGGCTTGGTCGGCTTCGCTTCCAGGCTGGACGATAAATGTTGCCGAATAGCTTTTCGGGCCTTGCCCTTGAAACTGACCAGCGGTGAAAAGCTCGGGGAAGGACAATCGGACATTCTTGAGAATAACTTTCATTTTATTTCCTTTAGGTTTATTCAAAACAGTTAATTGCTTCAGCGGCCAAATCAATCGCTGGCCGTTTGTCATCATAGCGCGCAACGCTGGGTTTTCCCTCCTTTTGAGTGATCAGAATTTCTAATGACTTGTTGTAAAACTTTTCAATCTTCGCGGGGCTTTGCAGTGATTCGCCGAACAACTGTCCGCTGGTTAGACCGGCAGTAAGCAAAAAGCCGGCAGCGGACTTTTCATCAATCCATTGACGGTTCCCCTTCTTACCTTTGACCAGTTTGTAACCATCAACATCTTTACCTGCCAGCAATCTCCGCTCAACTTCGGCACGTACCGCTTTGCACCAAGGCTCTATTAAGTCAATTTTATCCATCAGAACGGACAAATCAGGGGCAGGTGTTGCGCTGTCCGGTTCGCCGGATTCAAAGGCATCCAAAACCAGCGAGGTTAGCGCGGGGCATTGAGACTGTGCCTTACAGAATCGGCATTGCTTTTCACCTGGGGAAAATGCGGAAATCGGCGGAAGTGTTGCGCGCTTTGACAACGCGAGAGCAACCTTTGCAACTTTGGCAATTTCCACAATATGATCGGCCAATTCAGGCAGCGTCAAAACCCATTCGGAAACGTGATTTAACCTCGGTTGGCAAATCACCATTCTTACGCGCTGCGCTGTTGTGGCGAGCCCATCAAGCGATTCGCGCACGGCGTCGGCATACATGAGCATCTGCCGATTGTTTTCCGCATCAACGCGCACGCCCATGCCGTATTTAAGATCAACAATTACAATTTCATCATCAATCAAAATCACGGCATCGCTAGTGCCTCCGGCGTCAGTCTCTCCGGTAATGTGGGCGATGCTTACGCGATCCTCCGGCAGCAATACTCCGCCAATTGACCGCACCATGTCGCAATAGGTCGCCACATGCTCCGCCATTTCATCGGTAACAGGCCAGTCGGGGAAGTCATGAAACTGACAACCTATAAACTCACTTGGCTGTTTTCCATCAGTCAAGCAAATGTCGGCCAATTCATGAGCAGCGCTGCCTTCGTCAGCGGCCCGGCTTGATGTGCGTGGAAGGTCTTTTTCCATCCACACCGAAGCCGGGCAGGCTACCCAGCGATCAGCGCCGCTAGGGCTTAAAAGGGCATGGGTTTTCATTGCCGAAAATCATCAATAACTGCGGGGTATTGATCAGGCGTCAAAGCTGATCCGCTTTTAACGCCGAACGCTTCCAGCTTTGCCAGTGCCGCCGGCTTACCAAACGCCTTAGCCCATGCAATGATCATCGGGGCAACGTGCTTGGCGTAGTCAATTCCATCAGCAACCGGCTTTTCAGCAACCGGCTTTTCAGCAACCGGCTTTTCAGCAACCGGCTTTTCAGCAACCGGCTTTTCAGCAACCGGCTTTTCAGCGGTCACTCGTGAAAAACTATTGACCAGCGCAACTAGCAGGTCATTGGTCTTGCGTTGCTCTTGCAAGAGTTCAGCGACCAAATCAGGGATGGCTTCGAATGACATTTCATTTCCTTTCAGTTAGTGAGATTAAAGCATAGCATCAATAATATAAAAATGCTATAGTTTATTTTCACAAAGGAGATTCAAATGGATTTTTATAATGTTTGGCGAATCGCTACGCCTGCCGAAAAAGAGGACATAGCGAAAAAGCTGATGACATCAACTCAATACTGTAGCCAGTTGGCGCATGGGCATCGCAAGCCGTCAAAGCAGTTCGCAGCATGGGCAGCGGTTGCCCTTGAGGTTGAGTCATTGACATTCCGGTCGCGTTGCGATGATTCGGCCACCTGAGATTATCGCCAGCCAGCGGCAATGGTTATGCTGGCGACTTGAGGGCGACGGCCCTAAGCCTGCCAAAGTTCCGTATTACTCGGATGGTACGCGACGGCGCGGGGTGCAGGGCTCACAGTCTGACCGCTCCAAATTGGTGACGTTTGACGAGGCATTATCGGCGGTTGGTTTTGCCGGGGTTGGCTATGCGTCAATGTCCGGTGCGGGTATCACGGTTGTTGATTTTGATAACGTGGTCATTGACGGTGAGCTAAGGCCAGACGTTGAAAGACTATGCCTTGGCACTTACACCGAGACAAGCCCATCAGGGCGCGGGATTCATGCCTTTTTTATCGGCGAGGTTCCCGGCAACCGTAAAGACCTAGCGCCGCCCGAAGGTGGGTTCTGTGTTGAGTTTTTTGCGACTAAGGGTTTCACGACTTACACGGGGCAACCAATTGAGACATTCGCCGACGGCATCGCGCCACTTAGCGAGGACATTCTAACCCTATACACTGAGCGATTCGGCGCAGGCGGGGCTCAAAGTGAGCGCAAACCATCTGACATCGATCCGCGTGACGCGGCGCGGATGCTGACGTTTATCAGTCCTGATTGTGATTACGATCAATGGTGGCGTATCGCGCAAGGGCTGCATCATGAGTTTGGCGCGGAGGGTTTTCCGCTTTTTGATAGTTGGTCAAAAGACGGTGCAACCTATCCGGGCCGAGATGCGCTGGTCAAAAAGTGGAAATCCATTACAGGAAACCCATCCGGGCAAGTGGTGACAATTGGAACCATAAAAGGATTAGCGTCATCGGGCGGATGGTCTGACTTTGATGCGGTGGATTTTCCGAGCAATGTTGCGCCAGTTGAGGACGAAAGCCGGCCAGCGTTTGTTGAATGCCGAAAAAGCGATGGTCGTGTGCCTGAAAACCTGCACAACACCATGCTAGCACTTGAACATCCAACATATACAGGCTGTCAGGTTAGCTTTGACGAGTTAAGCGGTTCGGTGATGATTGAACACGGAACGGGGATTATCCGACCGTTTGCAGATGATGATTACACTTGGCTAAGGCGCAGGCTTTACCAGCGAGAGTTTTTGAAAGCCCCGACAGTTGAGATCATCCGCGCGGCGGTGCATGCGGTCGCCAAGCAACGATCTTTCGACAGCGCACAAAATTGGCTCAGTGGGTTGCAATGGGACAAGGTGCCACGTATTGCCAACTTTATGCAGACTTATCTGGGTTGCCCAGATACTGACTACATGCGGGGGGTTGCGCTATACATGTGGTCTGCGCTCGCTGGGCGCGTTATTACGCCAGGGGTGAAAGCTGACATGGTGCCGGTGCTAATTGGTGAGCAGGGGGCCGGTAAATCCCGTGCTGTGCGCGCGCTGGTGCCAGAAGATCATTTGTTTTGTGAGCTGGACTTGCAGGACAAGGACGCGGATATATCACGCAAGGTTCGCGGTAAGCTGGTGGTTGAGTTAGGCGAGCTTCGCGGCCTGAATAGCAAGGACGCAAATCACATCAAGTCATTTATCAGCAAAACCCATGAGGCTTGGGTTCCAAAATATATCGAATACGAAACAATCATCCCGCGCCGCTTGCTGTTTGTCGGTACGTCAAACGACAGCGAATTTTTAACAGATACGACCGGAAACAGAAGATGGTTGCCAGTAGAGGTTGGGCGTATTGACGTTGATACATTGATCATTGACCGCGATCAATTGTGGGCAGAGGCGGCAACCTATTACCGAGAACACGGGATTCATTGGGCTGTTGAAAAGCTATCTGCTGAGGTGCATAGCTCGCACATGATCAGGGATATATGGGAGGACACCATCGCCGCATGGCTAGAAAACGATTGCGTTATTGGTGGTAGGCCAGCGGATCGAGAATTCCGCATAATCGACGTTGTGAAAGGTGCGCTAGAGATTCCTGAAAAGATGGTGACACGGCGTGAAGAAATGCGCGTTGCATCATGTTTAAGGGCTCTTGGTTATGACCGATACCGAAAAAGAGACGGATCAAACAGAACTTATTTTTATAACAAATGCCCGTTTTAACCACTAACCCGCCAATGGCGGGTTTTTTGTGGCCCTACCTTGGCCCTACCTTGGCCCTACCTAAATTTTGCAGGTTGGGGCCGGCAAAACCCAAAAGCAGCAAGGTTTTCCGCCCGGTGGCCCTACCGGCCCTAACCTAAACAGGTGTACCCTGTATACATAGGTATTATTGCATTTATAGTATTTATAAGAAAAAGGTTAGGGCCGGTAGGGCCACACGCCGAAACGATTGGTATTAAAGGGTTTCCGTGGCCCTACCTAATTTTTTTAGGTAGGGCCAAGGTTAGGGCCGGTAGGGCCAAGATTGATTTTTTAAGAAAACTTGCTATAATTTCATAGCAAGTTGAAAATTTATAGCATAGTGAGAAAAAATGAACGCAAACCAGATTTTGAGCAAAGCCGCCGAAACAATCGGCAACCGCGCCGCCGAACGAGACACCGATTCAGAGCGCAGCATGGCAAAGTCGGTAAAGGCTTTTAACGCGCTTACTGGCCACGCAATGACCGAAACCCAAGGATGGCTATTCATGGCCGTGCTAAAGGCCGCACGCGCGCAGGGCGGGGCATTCGTGCTGGATGATTACATCGACGGCGCGGCTTACTTCGCGCTTGCGGGGGAGAGTGGGTTCGCGGAGGCAGGGGAAAATGAAGCTTGAACCATTGTTGGCAATAGATCAGATCAAGACTGGTGACATCCTGCTAATCAAAGATTCATGCCAAATCATCCCGACAACTGCAAAGATTGTTAAGGTATCTGACCATGATGGCACAGAGGTGATAATCAACATTGAATTAAACAAGTATTTCAATGTTGGAATGTATCTTGCCGGCAAATCATGGGCGAAGGAGGTATTTGTCGTTTTAGACAATCCGTCTAACCTTCCCTTCCATCCAAAATCCTGATATAAGTAAATCATGGGACGACCTTCAAAATTATCAGAAAGCCAGCGAGCGCAAATCGAAAAACGATTACTTGCCGGCGAAAAAGCCGCTGACCTTGCCAAAGAGTTCAAAGTTCATCGCAGTGCCATTTCGCGCGGAGTTGCGCAACCGCTGCAAAACGTGCAAAACGCAGCAGGCAAGGTTTTTGAGGCAGGTATCGTTTTGTCCGAGCTTCCTGTTGCGCAACAAGGTAAGGCACTAAACCTCGCCGCCACGCTCGCATCAATCAGCGGACACCTTGCAGCGGCTTCAAACTACGGGGCAATGACTTCGCACCGGCTTTCCGGGATCGCTAACGGCCAAGTGGATAAGATCGACGATGCTGACCCGATGAAGAGCGACGAGGCGCTGAAGGCCATCGCCGTGCTGACCAAGATCGCCAATTCATCGGCGGAGATCGGGCTTAACTTGTTGAGGGCGAATAAGGAGGCAATTGACGGGATGAATAAGACAGCAAGCGAGCCGCCAGAGCCTAAGCAGATCGTTTTTACGGTACAGGATGCCCGCGCTTAATGTGCCACAAGCGGCATTCATGCAGATGCCGCAGAAGTTTCGAGCTTTCTGCGCTGGCTACGGTTCCGGTAAGAGTTGGGTTGGTTCTACTGCTATGTGCGCTCGCTTCTGGTCTCAGCCTGGGGTAAATCAGGCTTACTACGCGCCAACGTACCCGCATATCCGCGACATCTTCTTTCCGACGATTGAGGAAGTCGCTCATAGTCTCGACCTTCGAGTTGAGATCATGGAGAGCAACAAGGAGGTGCATTTCTATTCCGGGGCCAAGTATCGAGGGACAACCATTTGCCGCAGCATGGAAAGGCCACAATCGATCATCGGCTATAAGGTCGGCCATTCGATGGTGGATGAACTCGACACCATGCCGCAGGACAAGGCGAAGGACGCATGGCGCAAGATACTTGCCCGGATGCGATGGCCAGACGCCACAAACGGCATTGACGTTACGACCACGCCCGAGGGCTTTCGGGAAACGCATCGGCTATTTGTTGAGGAATTGGAAGCACGTCCACACTTACGCGAGACTTACGGGCTAATTCAGGCCAGCACGAGGGACAATGAGCGAAACCTTCCGCCAGGGTACATTCAAAGCCTGATTGATACCTACCCGGCAGAGCTGATCGATGCGTACATCGATGGGCGATTCTGCAACCTGAAAAGCGGGACTGTCTATCGTTCGTACAATCGCATCAGGAACGCGAGCAACGAGACAATACAGCCGCGTGAAACGTTATTCATCGGCCAAGACTTCAACGTCGGGCGCATGGCCAGCACGATATACGTCAAGCGTGAGAATGGATGGCACGCCGTTGCAGAGCTTAAAGACCTTCTAGACACGCCTGATGTGATACGGGTTATCACCGAACGATGGAAATATGCAGGCCATCGCATTGTGGTCTATCCTGATGCCAGTGGTGGCGCTCGCAAGTCGGTAAATGCGTCAATGTCGGACATTGCGATGCTTGAACAAGCCGGCTTTGAAGTAAGGCGTAACAGCGTCAATCCAGCGGTCAGAGATCGCATTCTCTCCGTCAATAAGCAATTTGAGACAGGTAAGCTATGGGTAAATGCGAAACTTGCGCCAACTGTGGCAAAATGTCTGGAAAAACAGGCATATGATGATAACGGTGAGCCTGAAAAGACGGGCGATGATCATATGTGCTTTTCAGGTGAGCAGCAGATCGTTGTAAATGGGCAGTTGATGGCATTTAAAGACATCCCATCCGAAGGCGTTGTTCTGTGCCATGACGGGGTTCATAGGGCTTATACAAACGGTGGAAAGAAGAAGGATTTAGCAAGGACGCTATTTACTACCCTGTCAAATGGCGATACAATAAGATGCACCGAAGACCATCTGTTTTTGACTACATCAGGATGGAAGCGGGCCGATAATCTTATTGGAGAATTGCTATGCAGCCAGTCATTGTTAGTGCAACTAAGCAGGAATACAGCGGACAGTCATATTATCTTTGCGGAGGCACGTATTTTCAAAGAGACGGCGTTAGACTTCATAGAAAAGTTTGGTCAGACGCTAATGGAGAAATCCCGACTGGCTTTGTCGTTCATCACATTGACCACGATAAAACAAACAATTCAATCGAAAATCTCGGACTCATGCCTAAATGGCTTCATAGCTCGCATCATGGGAAAGATAAAACAACTATGCCGATTGAGGCAATCGATGCCGCAAAAGAATGGCACAAAAGCAAAGATGGGATCGAGTGGCACAAGCAGCAATATCAATCAACAAAGCATCTATTGCACAAGGAAATTGATGCAATATGCTCGCACTGCGGTATTCATTACACGTCGGTTGATCGCGGAGTTAATAAATTTTGTTCAAAAAATTGCTCAACAAAAGCACGAAAGAAATCTGGGATTGATAACGAGGAAAGAACTTGCGTTTTTTGTGGCGCAAAGTTTTTCAAAAACAAATACTCAGCAACGAAAACATGCGGAAAAAAATGCAGTGCGCGTCTTAACGCAAGAAATCGCAAAGAGAGAGCCGGTTTATTGCTTAACAGTGCCTAATTTTGGTATGTTCAGCGTATCAGGCGTTATTTCTTCAAACTGTGACGCATTTGGCTACCCGATAGCCTATGAATTCCCGATTATCAGGCAGATTGAACGAATCAGAATAGGCGGTACATGATGGCACAAAAAGGCGTTCAGACTTTACACCCAACTTATGAAGCAGCCGCTGCAAAATGGCGGCGATGCAGGGACTTATCGACTGGTGAGGCAGCTATCCACGCAGGCGGGACGCTATACCTCGCAAAGCTTGCCGAAGAGACTGACGCCGATTACAAAAAACGCCTCGCACGTTCGCCGGTGTTTAATGCCTTTTGGCGCACAATATCCGGCCTTCGCGGGATGCTTTTCCGCAAGCCGGCACAGATCGATGCGCCTGCCGGCCTTGATGCGTATCTCGACGACGTGGATATGGCTGGCTCACCTTTGCAGACGTTCGCGCAAAAGGTTGTAGAGGAGTCGCTGACCGTTGGACGTGTCGCTATCCTCGCGGATTACCCGCAGCAGGCAGGGGAAGGCGTAACGGTGGCAATGGCTCAGTCAATGGGCCTTCGCCCGTCACTGCAAATCTACCAAGCCGAAACGCTTATTAACTGGCGAGTTGATCGCATCGGCAACGCTTCCGTCTTGGCGCTTGCCGTGCTGACCGAACAGGCCAGAGTGACGACCGATGAGTACTCACACGACAGCGAAGCGCGCTACCGCGTGCTAGACCTATTCAATGGCGTCTATCGGCAGCGCGTCTATCGCATCAACGACAAAGGCGACGATGAGCAGGTCGGGGAGGATGTGTTCCCGTTGATGCAAGGCCAGCCGATGCGGTTCATTCCGCTTTCGATTGTCGGGGTTGATAGCATCGGGACGGAGATTGAAGAGCCGCCGCTTAACGACCTGGTGGATATGAACCTGCACCATTACGCCGTCGGCTCGGACTATGAGCACGGATGCCACTTCAGCGGATTGCCTTCGCTGTTTATCAGCGGACATCGGCCAGATCAGGAAAACAAGATTTACATCGGTGGCCCGACGGCTAATTGCCTGCCCGACCCTTCGGCGCGTGCTTACTTTGTTGAGATCGCCAGCAACTTTGAAGCGTTACGGCTTAACCTTGAGGACAAGAAAAGCCAGATGGCAGTGCTTGGCGCTCGGATGCTTGAGGTACAGAGGGCCGGCGTTGAATCTGCGGAAGTGTCTGCCACGCACAGAAAAGGCGAGGAAAGCCAGCTTGCAGCGATGGCGCAGACCGTATCGCAGGGCATTAGCCTTGCCCTTACGTGGTTAGCTGCTTGGGCCGGAGCATCGGGCGAGGTTGAATATGAATTGAACCGCGACTTTGTGCCGGTACGCATGGGGCCGCAAGAGCTTACGGCGCTCGTGACGGCTTGGCAAACCGGCGCAGTGTCTGGCCAGACTCTTTTCGACAACCTGCAACGCGGAGAGATCATCAAGCCGGGCATCGAGTACGAAGAGGAGCAAGCAAGAATCGGAGAATCTGCGCCGGTTATGGTTGCGCCTCTGGTGGAGGGTGGGGAATGAGCTATTGGCAACGATGGGAAGGCAGCACTGACCCGGCTGATAAAAGCGGAACGGCTCACTTTGTTGTTGATGGCTTGAAGTATTCGCCAAAGCTTCCAGAGTTTTCAGACTGCGCCATTATTGACGACCTGCTAGACGCTGCTTTTAAACAAGGCAAGCAATTTGCCGCAGACGCAATGAGCGGACATGTTTTAAGGGCGATAGATCGGGCGCGTGATGAGCATGGGCTTGGCTAAATGGATGCTATAACATGGCAGGTCGACCTTTTAAGACTTGACGCCGCAACGCGCGCCAAGGTCTTACCATTGCTGGTCAAGATGCAGCGTGAGCTTGTCGCCAATGTCGCCAATACCGAATGGGGAAAGGCACGCGCAGAGAAGCTGATCAAAGAGGCGAAGGCGCTGATTGCCCTGTACTACAAAGAGGCGCAAGGCGAGCTAATCGAAACGACCACGGGCCTTGCACGCGTAACGGCCAACGCCACGGCCAAGAGCCTTGCAAACTCGTTGCCGGTGGGAATTGAGCCGACGCTGCCTACGCTGGATATGATCAAGTCGATTGCCGGTGACGCTATCATTCAAGGGGCCACACAAGCCGATTGGTGGGCGCGGCAAGCTGACGACACGGCATGGCGCTTCGCGGCGCAGGTTCGGCAGGGGCTTGTCGCAGGTGAAACTAATCAGCAGATCATTCGCCGGGTGACGGGCGCGCTAGACATCAGTCGCAAGAATGCCGCTGCATTGGTGCATACCAGCGTTCAAACGGTGGCGAACGAGGCACGGCAGGCGGTTTTTAAGCGCAATGAGGATGTAATCAAGGCTTACGTGTGGGTAACTGCCCTCGACAGCCATGTCTGCGAGGCTTGCGCGGCGCGTGCTGATCTAAAGTGGGACATTAACCACGAGCCGATCGGACATTCGATGCAATGGGCAGTACCCCCCATCCATTTTTCAGATCGTTGCCTCATATCAGTTGAGACAAAGACATACAAAGAATTAGGCGTTGATCTACCAGAGCCCGCGCCCGGAATGCGCGCCTCGCGTGATGGCCCGGTTCCGATTACTACGACCTTCGCCGATTGGCTTGCAGGACGCACGGCAGAGCAGCAAGAAGAGCAATTCGGGAAAGGCCGCGCCAAGCTGTTTCGTGATGGCAAGATAACGTTACAGGACTTGACGCGTGGGGACGGCAGGCCGCTTACTCTAAAGCAGCTTGAGGAGCGGCATGGATGATTAGAATGGCCTGAAATACTGGCCTTCATGGATTATAGCGACCAGCTCAAAGCCTTGATCAAACCCAACGCCCCATATTCCGTAGGTAATTACTTCGTTTTTAGGCGATGAATTGACGTACTTCACGCACTCGCCAAGAGTATTGAATTTTGGATCATCTGGTTTGAAGAACATCAACGATCCGACTTGATAAACGTCTTCGTTTTCTTCTTCCATGACTCAATCCTGAAAGACCTTGCCACGCAACGCGGCTAACTCAGCTTCCATGAATGATATTTTGAGTTTAGCAATATCAATCTCGCGCATCAGATCGTAACACTCAGCACTCGGCCCGCATCCTGACCGCACAAGCCCACGATCAGACGACAATCGCCACGCCGCTTTACGCGTATAGCCTTGCTGCCATAGGTCAAATGCGCGACCGAATCGCCAGCGGGGTGAGAGGATCGCGTAAAGGACGAATGACGCGATGATTGAGCAGATGAGCAATTCCATTATTTCGACTCCTTCACTGCCTGCCCACAAGCGGGGCAAGCGTTACGATCACGGGCAAGCGCACGATGAACGGTTGATTGAGCAACGCCAAACGCCTTTGCAGCGGCATAAACAGTCATGCCGTTGGCGACGTAGCGCATAGCATCGCGGGTGGCCTGTTTTTGTTTCATAGCGGCTCGATCATCAAGTAAAGCGCGCAAGCGAGCGCGATTAGGGACAGAAAAAAATAGTTCATTTCCGTGCCTCCAGCATGGCGTCGGCCCATTCGTACGCGATCTTCGCTATAAGTGACACTGAGCAATCGCAATCTGGGTCAGATGCAAAACCCTGCAAAGCCTTCGCCGCGAAGTAATCGCGGAGAGACATTCCGCATCCGCTTGTATATACGATGGTTCCTCCGGTGCTTTTTTCAGCAACATCAGAAAAAGGAAAAGCTGATTCGTGTTCCATGTTCATCCCCTCAAACATCAGGCAAAACGCCATGAGCTAAATATACGCAAGCAAGCGCAAAAGCGCAAGCGTTGATAAGTAAAGGCGATTGATATATAAATCCTATTTATACAAGCGCCGTGCGCTTGACTTTCTTGTGGCAGCGCCACTTAACCAGTCCAGAGGACAAAAAACCATGTTTGATACACCGGAAGAAAAGGCAGCACTAAAGGCAGCAATCGACGAAGCGCAGGCGGCACTTGTGGCAAAAAACAAGGAGCTACTCGCGGAATTGAAAGAGGCCAAGAAGGGCCGCACGATTGACCCGGCAGACGTTGAAAAGTTGGAACAGCAGATCGAGAAACTATCAGGCGAACGCGATGCAGCGACGAAGGCCGCGAAGGATGCTGGGAAACTAGCAGAGGCGGCGACCAAGAAGCTACAGGACGAGTCTGGTTTTACTCAAAAGCTGCTGATTGACAACGGATTGACGGCTGAATTGACCAAGCATGGCGTAACAAATCCGGTGCATCTGAAGGCCGCGCAGGCAATGCTTCGCGCAGGGGTGCAAATCGCCCAGGACGGTGAAACTCGCGTTGCCAAGGTAGGCGAAAAGGCACTCGCGGATTTTGTCAAAGAATGGGCGGCTGGGGACGAAGGTAAGCATTTTGTGACGGCAGCAAACAACGGCGGGGGCGGCGCTCCTGGTGGTGGTGGCAAGCCGGGGGCAGCAACTTTATCGCGTTCGGCTTTCAGCGCGTTGCAACCTGCACAGCAGGCAGCGCATGTAAAGGCCGGAGGCACTCTGACTGATTAAATAGGAGCATCACCAAATGGCAAACACTCTAACTAACCTGATTCCCGAAGTCTATTCGGCACTTGACGTAGTTTCTCGTGAGCTGGTCGGTTTCATCCCGGCAGTAACCCGCGACCCGACTACCGAACGCGCTGCGGTTAATCAGACGGTTCGTTCCTTCGTTGCGCCTGCCGCTACCGCTGGCAACATCACGCCGGGCGTTACGCCGCCGGACGATGGCGACCAGACTATCGGCAACGTCTCACTGACGATCACCAAGGCTCGGCGCGTTCCGATTCGATGGAACGGCGAAGAGTCACGCGGCGTCAATAACGGTGGCCCAGGCTCGCGTGCAATCAAGCAAGCGCAGATTGCCCAGGCTATCCGCACGCTGACCAACGAAATGGAAGCTGACCTCGCCGCGCTGCATATCACCGCCTCGCGTGCTCACGGCACGGCAGGAACCACTCCTTTCGGCACGGCTGGCGATTACACCGATGCGTCTTTTGTCCGCAAGATTCTCGTGGATAACGGCGCACCGATCAGCGATATGCACCTCGTTCTGAATACCGCAGCGGGGGCAAACCTTCGCGGCAAGCAGGGTGGGCGCGGCGTTGATGCGGAAGGCAGCGACATCCTTTTGCGCCAAGGCGTTCTGCTCGACGTGCATGGCTTCGCGTTGCGTGAATCGGCGCAGGTCAATACTTCGACCGCAGGCACGGCAGCCGGTGCAACGACCGATGCCGCTGGCTACGCCGTTGGCGCGACCACGATCACGCTTGCCGCTGCTGGTGCCGGTACGCTGGTGGCAGGTGACGTGATTACCTTCGCGGGTGACACCAACAAGTATGTGCTGGTTTCTGGCGATGCTGCTGTTGCCGGTGGCGGTACGTTCGTGTTGGCGGCTCCTGGCTTGCGTCAAGCTATCCCGGCTGGTGCCACGGCGATTACCGTTATCGCCGCTGCGGCTCGCAGCATGGCCTTTGCACGCTCGGCGCTGATTCTGGCTACCCGTGCGCCGGCTCTGCCCGACGAAGGCGATATGGCAGTTGATCGCCAGTTGATCACTGACCCGATCAGCGGTATCACGTTCGAGCTTGCGATGTATGCCCAATATCGCCAGATGCAGTATGAGCTGTCCGCAGTCTGGGGTGTGAAGAACGTCAAGCCGGAACATACCGCGATTCTCTTAGGTTAATCGCCCAAGCGCCCCGCAGATCATCGCGGGGTGTTTCAACGATTACCCAAGGAGAAAGCCAAATGAGCACCATGAAAGTGAAGTCTTCGCATCCGAAGTCGCAAGGCCCGTTTGTTGTCATTGACGCCGCCGACTTCGATCCTAAAAAGCACGTTGAGTACGCGCCGGAAAAGGCCGAGGGCAAGAAGGCGAAGGAAGACGCGCCGGAAAAGGCCGAGGGCTAATTCGTGGCACTGATCGTTGAGGATGGCAGCAACGTAGCAGGCGCAGAATCATATGTGTCTGTTGCAGACGCGACCGCATATCACGCCGCACGTGGGAACGCCGCATGGGCCGCGCTTGCCTCCGATACGATCAGAGAGCAGGCATTGCGCCGTGCGACTGACTACATGGTGCAAGTCTATCGGCAGCGATGGGCCGGCGACCGGCAACATGACGATCAGGCGCTAGATTGGCCGCGTACTTCGGTGCCTGACCGCGACCGTGGCGGCTGGATTGCGCTTAATCTCGTGCCGGCTGAAGTTGTCCGCGCATGTGCCGAAATGGGCTTACGTGCATCCGCTGGCGACCTTTATGCCGATCAGGAGCAGGGAGTGACACGCGAGACAGTAGGGCCGATTACCGTTGAATACGACATCACCACGCCGCAGGCCAAGCGGTATAGCGCCGTTGATGCGTTGCTTGCGCCGTATCTGGCCAAGGGCGCTAACAGTGTGACGGTGGTGCGGTCGTGAGCTTCAACTACATCCGCACCGCTGCAACCTCGCTACGCCTGCTGACCAAGTTCGGCCAAGAGGTAACGCGGCGCGCTGTTACGGTTGGGGCTTATAACCCTGCCACGGGTGCGGCTGCGGTAACGACGGCAGACACCACGCGCAAGGGCGTGATTCTGACCTTTGGCGCGGGTGCTACCGAGATCCGTGGCGAGCTTGTCCAGACGAACGACCGGCAACTGATGCTTGATGCAGAGGGGCCGGCTTTGGTGACTGACCGCTTCGTTGTGGGCAGCGTTGAGTATTCAGTGGTTTCCGTTGGCGAGATCGCGCCTTCTGGCGTTGCCGTGCTTTACGACATCCATCTGAGGGCCGGGGCATGATCGCTAGTGCTTCAAATTATGAGGACATCGGCGCACGGGTAACGCTCGACGGTAAATATGTTGAGGCATGTCTTATTGCCGATGATAAATCAGGTCTTGTTGTCTGCTATGCAAAAGACGACAACGGGAACCTGATTGTTGAGGATGAAAAATTTAAAGCGATTGTGCTTTTCGGTAAAGTGGATATCATCAAATGAGCTTCGCACTCGACCTCACTGCTATCGTCAAAAAAGCGCAGGACAAAGCCGATCTTGTTGTCAGAAAAACTGTCTTTGAGCTGGGTAATAAGCTTGTCTATCGAACGCCGGTAGGCGATGCGACATTATGGAAGTCTGCACCTCCTCCGGGCTACGTTGGAGGCCGCGCAAGGGCCAACTGGCAGCATGGCTTCGGCTCGGCTCCGAGTGAGTCACTTGCCGATATTGACCCGGCAGGCAATGCCACACGCTCAAAAGTTGAGGCCAGCATAAACAAAGGGCCGGCATTCGGCATTCATTATTTGGTGAATAACCTTCCATACGCATGGAAGCTTGAGCGCGGCCACTCGACGCAAGCCCCGCAGGGTATGGTGGGACTTGCCGTTGCGGACTTTGAGAATGTCGTCAAAGAGGCCGCACGATGAGCGCAGCATTGATCACGCAAGCATTGGAGACTGCGCTTAACGGCATGTCGCCTGCACTCGCTACGGGATGGCCTAATGCACCATTTACGCCGCCGGCTGCAACCGTGCCGTATCAGAAAGCGGCAATTCTTTTCGCGGAACCGGAAAACCCGACTTACGGCAACACATTCCACCGTGAGCGCGGCATTTTTCAGGTGACGCTGATGTACCCACAACAAACCGGCGCGGCGGCTGCATTGGCCCGTGCCGAATTAATCCGTGCCACGTTTTACCGGGGCGCGAAATTTACAACGACGACCATCGAACGGACTCCCGAAATTCTACCGGGCTTCGCTGATGGGGATCGTTGGGCTGTACCTGTTCGCATTCGTTTCTATTCTGACATTGGAGTCTAAAAAATGGCCGCTTCGACCGATCCTTTTACCTCAGCCGGCAGTAAGCTTTACGTTTCGGCCACTGCTCCCGCAACCTACAACCAGGCAGGCTTTGCCGCGCTCACCTTTACCGAAGTTGGCGAAGTTACCAACTTTGGCGAGTTTGGCCGCGTCTATGCTAGCGTGACGCACAATCCAGTTGCTACGCGCAAGACTGTAAAACGCAAGGGCAGCTACAACGATGGCACGCTGGCGCTCACACTTGCCCGTGTCACTGCGGACGCTGGCCAGACGATCCTCCGCGCTGCATTGGCGACTGATTCTAGCTACTCGTACAAAGTCGAAATGCAGGATGGCGTTTTCTTCTATTTCTCGGCGCAGATGATGAGCTACACCGCGAACATCGGCGGCGCTGATCAGATTGTTGGCGCATCGGTTTCGCTTGAAATCGACAACGACATTATCGAGGTCTAATCAATGGACTTGCTGACAATCACGCCGTGCGAAACGGCGGATATGTCACTTTGTCATCCAGTGACAGGCGAGGCGATTACCGGGGCTGATGGCGCTCCGGTAATTTTCAAGCTTGCCGGTGCTGACTCTGTGGCATTCCGTAATGCTTCGCGCAATATCGCCAATAAGCGAATGACGCGCAAGAAAGGCGAATTGCTTTCTGTTGAATCAGTGGATGCGGATAACATCGGCTTGCTTTCCGAGTGCGTCATGGGCTGGTCGGGTAATTTCAATCTCGGCGGCCAAGTGCCTGAGTATTCGAAAGACAAGGCATTCGAGCTGATCAATTCCCATGTCTGGATCAGAGAACAGATTGACCGCTTCGTCGGTTCGCGTGCAAATTTTTTGCCGAAGGCATAGCGCAAGTCGCCGTCTATGTCCGCCATCTGGGGTGGTTACACGCCACTCCAGATAAGCAAAAAGAATCAAGGATGGCGACGTTTCATCGCTTGCGCGATGCAGGCGGTGATCCGCAGGACTTGCAATTGCCTGACCTTGACGGATGGCAACATCAGATCGTCAATTGGCTGTTTGAAGTCGGGCCGGGATGCGATGGGAAGGCGATTACATGGCCGGAGATAGCAGCATGGCGAGCATGTACCGGAACGCTGATAAGCCCGAACGAGGCTATAGCGTTGCGCTCGCTTTCATTGGCTTACATGAATGAGCTAATGGCAGGCCGTGACCCTTTGCGCGGCGCACCGTACAATGCTGTAATCCCCATGCGGGAAGAAGTAAATACGAACCTAAAGATGGCGCTCCGGGCAATGCGGAAAGGTAGAAAATGACTGACTTGGCAAAACTCGGAATTGAGGTCGACACACGGCAGGTAAAGCAGGCCGCGACCGATCTTGAGAAGCTGGCAGAGGCCGGACGAACCACAGCGGCAACCACTGAAAAAGTTACGCTGTCTTCAGACAAATACATCGAGAGCTTGCAGCGTCAAGTTTTGATGTATGGGAAAACCGCATCCGAACAGCGGCGCATTGAAATATCGCTACAGAACCTGACCGATGCGGAACGGGCTCACGCCTATGCTATTGTCAATTCAATGGAGGCGCAGTCTAAGTCAGACGCCAATGCGCGTGAAAGTGCCAGACTGTTGCAGGAACGCGAGGAACAATATCGGCGCTACGGATTGGCAATAGCGGCGGCAGCTACAGCAGCGGCAACGGCGACGGCATATATGGTTAAAAGCGCCATTGATGCTGCGGATGCCGTCAATACGCTGTCAATCAAGACCGGCCTAAGCGCGACGGCAATCACCGGCTATCAGCACGCCGCTGCGCTTTCCAATGTCAGCAACGAGGCGATGGCAAGCGGCTTCAAGATGCTTGCAAAGACGCTGGCAGGAGGAGGCGAAGAGCTTGAAAGCTTCGGGGTAAAAATCCGCGATGCAAACGGCAAGATGCTAGACGCCGATACGATCTTCAAAAACGTAGCGGATAGAGTGGCAGGCGCTTCGACGGCTCTTGAGGCTGCTGCCATATCTGAGGCAGCATTCAGCAGGGCAGGCGATGAGCTACTGCCAGTCCTAAAAGAAGGCTCAGTTGGCCTTGAAAAGTTCCGCATCGAGGCGGAAATGCTCGGCACGGCAATATCTGACGACTTCGCCAAGGACGCGGCAAAGTTTAATGACAATCTCGACCAGATGGGCTTGATGGCGAAGGCGGCGGCTAACTCAATCGCCGGCTTCCTCTTGCCTGCACTGAACGCTGTTAGCGACCTACTGATTACGACCAGCGAGGAACGCGCCAAGGCGTTCAAGATCGAGCTTGCCAACCTGACCGAAGAAGGCGTTATCCGCACCGAGTGGCAGCGCGAGCGGATCGCTTTTCTGAATGAGGAAATTGCCAAGCTTGATCAGGTCGGAAAGCTTGAACAGGCGCGAGGCGCTTTAGCAGGCGCGGCAAAGCTTGGCGACATTCGAGACGCACGCGACCGATTCGGCGAAGTGGCAACCGGGAAAGCACCGAAGGAAACAAAAGCGCCAAAGGAAGCGGCAGAGGAAACACGCGACCTATCCGTTTTCAAAGACCTAGGCGCGGCTGCACTTGCTGCGGCGGAATGGGAAGCGTTCCTTATCAAGTCTGCCGAAGATGAGGCAGCATTATCAGACACAATCGAACAAGGCCGCATTGCTGGCGAGGAAGCCGCGCTAAACAATCGCATGACGGCAGGTCAGAAGTTGCTTGATTATCTGACTGAGCACAACATGAATAAAGGCGAGATTGAAGCGACATTGCATGAGGAAAACATGCAAAAGCTGATGGCTGCCAATTTGAGCACCGAAGAGGAAGAGGTGCGACATGTCAATGCAAAAATAAAGATATGGGAAGATGAGCGCAGGGCAAAGCAAACTGCTGACAATCTGATTCAGCAAAATTACATGACGGCAGGCGAGAATATCTATCGACTGCTTGAGTCAGGCGGAAAGAAAAATGCAGCACTGGCGAAGGTTCTTTTTGCGGCAATGAAGGCCGTTCAGGTGGCAGAGGTTATCACTGCTACATCAACGGCAGCGGCAATGACAGAGGCCGGATTGATCGCCAACGCCGCAACCACAGCATCAACAATGGGGCCATACGCTGGCCCGGTTTATATGGGCGTTATGGCAGGAGAGGCGGCACTGGCGGCAGCGGCTGTAATGGCTTCTGGATATGCAAAAGCAGCATCAATCGCAGCGGTATCGATTGGTCAAATGTCAGGCGGTGGCGGCAGCGGCGGTAGCATATCAATCGGTGGCGGTGGCGGCGCACCATCCTCCGCAGGCGGCGCAATGCCTATCGAATCTGCAAGGCCAGCGGCTGCGCTAACAGGCCAGTCTAATGTTATCGAGGCTGAGGCAATGCGCGACGTGAGCATCACTATTTACGGTGACGCCTTCGACTACAATAGCGTGGCAAACAAGCTGATACCGGCAATCAACGAGGCCGTCGGTAACGGCGTCAATCTGGCAGTATCGAGAGGGTAATTTTATGGCGCATTTCTTTTTCGACAACGTGCTAGAGGGAGCGACCGTCAGCAGCACGGCAGCGACGTTTGACGCCATAAACCTTGAAGACTGGCGGCAATACACCTTCTGGAAGGCTAACGCCTTGCCTGCGACGATTACGAAAGACCACGGCAGCGCGAAGTCTTGCGATTACCTATTGCTTGTGGGCGGATCGTTCGCCGGCTGTACGGTGAAGTGGCAGGCTTCCACTGATAACTTCGCCGCTTCGACGGTGACGCTCGCTACGATTTCCGGCGCGGCTGACGAAAACATCTTTGTACATCTGACCACGCCAGCCAGCTATCGTTATTGGCGAATCCGCATCGAAGGCGCGACCGCGCCGGCTATTTCAATAGCTGCCATTGGCTTGTCTCTCGAAATGCCATATGGCCTGCCGGACGGTTACGACGCCATCGGGCGCGAGGAAGAAGGCGCACGGAACACAAACGAGAATGGCTATCCGGTCGGGATCGTTTCGACTCACGAACAATTCAAGCGCCAGCTATCATTCCCGCTTACGCCTTGGGTGTTCCTTCGCAGCTATTGGCTACCGGCTTGGGAGACGATCAAGGCGCGGCCATTCGCGTTCGGTTGGGACGTGGAAAATCATCCAGATGAGATCGATCTGGTCATGTGCGATGGGAAGTTTTCAGCGCCGCATCAACCTGGTGAGCTTGCGACGTTGGGGCTTTCAGTTTCAGGATTACCGACAACATTTAATGGGAGTGTCATCTAATGGCTGGCGTTATCACTTCGGCAGGCACTCGGGTTTATATCTCGACGACCGCGCTATCTTCTGGCTACACAGAGGAAACATTGACCGGGCTAACTTATGTTGAGATTGGCGAGATTACCAACATCCCAGAGTTTGGCCGGGTTTATGCCAGCGTATCGCATAACGCTGTTGGTAATCGCCGCACGCTAAAGCGCAAGGGTTCATTTAATGATGGCGAAGTGCCATTGACCATGGCGAGGGTAACGACGGACGCTGGGCAGTCGCTATTACGCACAGCGATAAACTCTGACCGCCCATATGGTTTCATGGTGCAGACACGCGACGATACGCATTATCTTGCGGCTGTTGTTTCGAGCTATACGGCAAACATCGGCGGTTCAGACGGGATCGTTCAATCTACTGCAAGACTCGACATTGATGAGCTATTTGCCGATGTTATTCCACCCGGCCCTAATCCTTACTTTGCCAACGTTGTGCTATTGATGCACATGAATGGCGCTGATAACGGGACTGTTTTTACGGATGTTAAGGGAAAGTCTGTAACTCTATTCGGTAACACGGTAACGAAAACAGCGACAAAGAAATACGGAACTGCATCAGCGTATTTCGACGGGAATGGCGATTACCTTACCGTGCCGGATTCTGCTGACTTTGAGTTCGGCGCTGGCGATTTCACTGTGGAATTCTGGCTTAACCCAACTGCTGCGACCAGCGGAGGAATTCTCTCAAAGTATGATCTTGGTGGGCAAGGGTGGCGGATATATTACAACGCGAATGGGACTTTATTTGTAACCCATGAGGGGTTCTCAGCGAGCACCATTAACGCACCGCCAGGCTCTATTAATTTTGGGACGTTTAGTCATGTTGCATGGGTACGTAGTGGTACAACAATAAAGCTATATATTGGAGGCGTGGCAGTGGCGAGCACCACTACGACTAACGCGCTTGCCAATACATCAGCGCCATTGTCCATTGGGCGATGGGAATATAGCGGCACGACAAGCTACATGACGGGGCATCTTGACGACCTCCGAATCACTAAAGGGGTGGCGCGTTATACCGCAGATTTTATCCCGACAAAGTATGAATTCCCGGACGCCTAAACAATGACCCGCGAAACCGAAAAGATCAAGTTCTATCGCCGCCAGATCGAGCGATTGGAGCTTGATTTAGACAAGTGCCAAAACGTCTATGGCGTTGTGCCTTGCACGGCTGCGGGGGCTGTTGGCTCGGAGTGTTATAACACTTTCACATCTTGCCAAGATCAGTCCAACTATGCACGCGGAACGGCCACGTTATCGTTCTGCCATCGCGGCGGGACGTTTGAGCCCGGCGAAGATGTTCGTCCTTACATGACCGCCATCAATAGTGCGGCCACGGAGATCGTGCGCGATAAGGGGCTGGCAGTACGAGGTCGGGCCGCTATCACCTTGTCCGATGAGGAAGTGGCAGACGTTCTCGACCCGTACCGGGCAACACGCGCAACGCCTGCCGGCTCGACGTACTGGCATCGGCTGTTAGCTCGCACGCCAAACTATTACGGGCGGGTGGCGCGGCTTCGCAGGGGCTTTGCCACGGAACCATTCAGCCTTGATGCGGTGCGCGATGAGGAATACATCATCGACAATATCCAAGGGCCGGACGCCGCAAACCGTGTGCAGATCACATTATCTGACCGGACTAAGCTGCTAGACACCACGATGGTGCCAACGGTTACGACCGGGAAACTGACAGCGGCATTGCCGGCTTTCTCTGCCATCGTTCCGCTTGTTTCGGCAGGGGATTACAACGCGCAACTGAGCGAAGATGCGAGCCCGGTTGATGGGGCATATGTCGGCCAAGAGATCCACGTTATCCAAGGCGATGGCACTGGGCAGCGGCGCGTCATTACCTCTTACACGGGGGCCACTCGGCTTGCCGTGATTTCAGTTGCATGGGCGGCGAATCCTACAAACAATAGCTCAATCGAAGTTTCGCCACTATCGCTAACGATCAACGACGCTGCCAATTATGCGGCGGCAGGATGGGTGCGGATTGGCGATGAGGTTATCAAATACACAAGCGTCATTGGCAACACTTTGTATTGGCCAGACGGCACATATCGCCAGCAGTTCGGCACAGAGCGGATTGATCATTCTGTTCGCGCCAAGGTGCAGCAATGCAGGGTTTTCGAGAGCGCCACGCCGCTAACGGTGATTCAGGCTTTGCTGAATGATGCGGGGATTCTAGACGCTAATATCGACTTGGCAGGGATTGGAACCACGCTCACCGATTGGGCAGCCGGTGGCAGCGTTACAGTCTGCATTGCCGCGCCTGAAAAGGCATCTGCGCTACTATCTGACCTTTGCCAAGACTTCAATTTATCGCTGTGGTGGGATTCAGTTGCGGCGCTGGTAAAAGGCAAGGTCAATGCGCCTGAGCAGGTCTATAGCCTTGTCACATTGACCGACAATGAGTTCCTGCAAGACAAGACCAAAGTAACGCGCCAGGATGAAATGCGGATCACCGAGGCCGCGACCGATTACAACTTGCGTTCGCCTGTGGTTTCACAAAAGGAGGCCAGTTCGTACATTTTCGGCGATTCTGCCGTTGATGGGGACGCAGAGTCGGCTAACGAGTTCGGCGACGTGCGGCAAGAGTTACGTCAAACCAGATGGATGAATGACGAGAATCAATCGCTTGTCCGGGCGGTGGTTAAGCGCAAGCTGATCAGGCGGCGCAATGTGCCGTATAAATTCGCGTTCAATCTCGACTATTCCGACGAAGTGCTGATGGGGCAACTGGTCTATATCACCACGCGCTATCTTGTTGGTTTCGACGGGCAACCTAAGCAAGTGCTGGCGAGAATCACAAAGATCGATGATATGGGGACGCACCAATCAGTTGAGGCGCTTTCGACCGGCTTCCGAGAGGATGTGCGATACGGTTTTATTGCTCCGGCTGGCCTAGGCAACTATACTGCGGTAACTCAGGAGCAACGCGACCGATACGCCTTTGCGGGCGACGCAGTGACCAATGAAATGAGCAACAATGACGACGGGTACATAATCTCATGACTGCGCCAAGCAAAACATTCAGCGTTCCAACCGATGCGGAGATCGATGTTGATTCTCCACTGACCGAAACGCTATTCACGCAAATCCGCGATTCATTGGTTCATCTTGAAGAATGGCTTGGCGGAAGCTACACGGCGGCGGTTAATCACAATCACGACGGGGTAAATTCTGCCTCGCTGGATGTTGAATCTGACACGCTACGCAACGGCTCATTTGAAGTCAATTCAACCGATGGATGGGACGAAGTATTGGCCACGGGCGGAACGATCGCCACTGGCACAGCCGGCGCGATGGATGGGAAGTATTGTGCGGCCATTACATCAACCGTTGCAGCGAACGGCGGCGGGACGCTAACGTCATCCGGCGCAGTGGATTGCACGGGCGGACAGCTTAAGCAATTCCGGCTCATGTTTCAGGCTTCGGCAATCAACGTGTCATCGAGTGCCACTGCGCTATGGTTCGATGCTGACCTTGCCCAGATCAGTGAAAGCACGATCTATACGACCACAAACACACCGACGACGCCGCGCCTATGCGTGCGACGGATCGCGGCTCCGGCCAATGCTCGCTTTGTGAAGATCAAGCTTGCCACGCAACTCGGCAGCACTGGCGCGGGGACAGTCTATTTCGACGGGGTGAGTATTGAGCAAGCTGCCATGCTCGGCGGAGAGGAAATAATCACGGCCAGCGGTACGTTCTCTGCCATTTGGGGCGATGTTGAGGTCGAATTGGTTAATGCCGGCGATGATGCACCTGGTGACGGGGGCAGCGGCGGTGCTTATTCAAGAGGTACATTGACAACATCATCTGACATTACGGTGACTGTTGGAACAGTGGTGACGGGAAACGGAACGCCATCTGTTTTTTCGACAATGACCGGAGGTTCGGGAGGATCAATAAATATTGCAGCACAGCCCGGAACCACTGGTTTTTCTGCCGGAGTAACGTATTTTGTTGGCGGACATGGGGGATCAAGTCCATTAGGCATGGGAGGTGTTCCGGGTGCTTATGGAAGTGTCTCAGCAGGAACGAGCGGAACAGGTTATGGTTCTGGTGGCGGCGGTGGTTCAGGCACAATTGATCCTGCTGTGGTTGGCGCAAACGGCATCGGGACGCAGGGTTTGGTGATTGTGAGGTGGTAACGTGTCATCGCCAAACATCCAGCAAATCGCAGAATACTCAGTCGCAAAGCACGCCGCTGAAAAGAACGCGCACGGCGTTGTCGGGGCCATCATGGGGCAGAATCACGGCCACACGGGAGGATCAGATGGCGCTCAGATTCAGCACTCAAACCTACTCGGATTGGCCGAGGGCGGACACCTCAGCACGCCAGAATCTCACCTTCGCGCTTTCGCAGCGGCTCACGGATAATCGACAATGATCAGACTTAACGCCACAAGCAAATTGCAAGCGTACCTAGACGGCGCGCCTGCAACGACAAACCCTCAGGTCATTGTCAATTACTCTGACCTGACCGCTAGCGCGTATGCCGGCGCGCCAATTGCATCAAACCTAAACGGAACGACGCCAGTTGATATTTGCCCTGCCGGTATCGGACAGCGGGACATTGACCATATATCAGTTTTCAACCTTGACACGGCAGGCGTCACGGTAACGGTGCTCATGGACGTTTCAGGGACAGATTACGTCATCGCCAAGTTTGATCTAGGCATTGGAGAGTATGCGGAATATACGCACGGCTCAGGGTGGCGAGCTTTCGCCGTCAATGGATCAATCAAGCAGTCAGTGATTATGGATCATAGCTCGTTGACCGGGCTTGCTGGCCAAGACCATCCGGCTTCTGCCATCGTTTTCACGCCTGCTGGCAACATTGCCGCAACCGACGTGCAAGCGATGGGCGAAGAGTTGCAGTCCGATATTGATATGCTGGAAGGGCTGGCAGACGGGAAAATCAATAGCACGGGCATCGACTGCGACGACTCCGGGGCGTATCTCACCACGCTGACCTACAACGAGACCACACGCACGGTAACGATTGCGCCGACTGGTGCAGACTTTTGCGTTTTCGTGCAGGGCGTGAAATACACCAAGACAGCGCAATCGCTCACGCACCTTGCGACCGGCACTGGGTGGTTCTTCTATTTCGATGAGACTGGTACGTTTGTCGTTTCGTCATCGCCTTGGAACCTGCTGACTCACGCGCCAGTGGCCTACGTTTTCCAAGACGTGACAAACAACCGGCGCATTTGCTTTGAAGAGCGCCATCACGCAGGCCGTGACGTTTGGTGGCATCGCAATCAGCACGTTGCAGAGGGTACAAAGGTAACGACTGCCGTTACGGCATCCGGCTATACGATAAACGACGGCAGCACGGATGCTGCGGTGACGTATGGCATTGGAACGTTTCGCCTTGAGGATGAGGATATTCGGATTGATACCGAGGCGCTGCCGGATGCTGGCCCTTATACGATTCTCAAGCGTGCCGGGGCAGGCGGGGCATGGCAGGTATCACGGACTAGCGTTCTGCCTTTCCTTTTCTCTGGCAACATCCTGCGATACAACCTCAACACGGCCGGCACTTGGTCAGACGCGAACGTAACCGAGGACTTCTTTGTCAATTATTGGGTTTTCGGTTTCACGTCGATTCCGCGCACGGATTACACACCTTCACCAACAACGACTCAGCAGATTGTCGTCATAGCGGCGCAAACTCAGCATTCATCCGAAGCATTGGCGCATTCTGAAAGCTTTGCAAACATTGATTGGGGAACGATCCCATTTCAAGAACTTGCGCCGCTCTATCAGGTCACGATGCGTTACAACGCGAGCGCGCCATCTGCTTTCACCAATACGGCAAGATGCGCGATTAATCGCTTTCAGCGGATCATCGGCACGGCAGCATCATTGACCGCATCAGCTCCAACTGATCACGGCTCGCTCACGGGCCTTTCTGATCTTGATCATCCGGCATCGGCAATCATCAATACTCCGGCAGGAAATATCTCGGCGACTGATGTTCAAGCTGCTCTGAATGAGCTTGATACTGAGAAACTTGCCAAGACTGGCGATACCGCTGCATCGCTTACGATTACATCGGCTGACATCAACGGTGGCACGATAGACGGTACTGTGATTGGCGGGGTTGCTGCGGCTGCGGGGAACTTTACAACGCTTGGCGCTACGGGCAATGTAACATTAGGTGATGCGGCAGCAGACGTAATAACAATTCAAGGAAGAATCAGCGCTACAGGAACCACGGCCAATTATGTAGCGGCCACTACGTTGTTCGGCAATAGCTCTTCCTCAACAAACGTTCCGGCAGTAACGCATCAGGTTGGTATTAGCCAGTCTGGTTCCAATCCAAAGTTCTTCTTCAACCACGACTACACTGGCGCAGGCCGATCAGCTACAAACATAGGCGGCTTACTCTTGGCTAGATCAAGAGGCGCAACGGTAGATGACATGACTGTCGTGAATAACGGCGATACTCTGGGTATTGTGATATTCCGAGGGTCTGACGGGACTAACTTTGTTAATAGCGCGGCTATCGTATCTCTGGTTAATGGTGCGCCAGCCGCGACTAGCGTTCCGGGTGCTCTCACGTTTAATACTACGGCAGTGGGTTCCACGACCTTTACAGAGAGGGTGCGGATTGATAGTAGCGGTCAAGTCGGCATCGGCCTCACACCAACAACAAGGAATAACGCCCGCCTCCAAATAGTAGATGGCATCGGCTTTCCTGCCACGCAAGTAGCTTCTAGCGATGCAAATACGCTGGATGATTACCGCGAAGCGACATTCACGGCAACAGCAACCGGCATGACCACTGCACCAACTGGCACTGCTACGTTTGTTCGGGTTGGCAACAAGGTAACGCTAGAGATTCCTACCATATCGGGAACATCTAATGCCGTTACTTTCACGCTAACAGGTGGCCCGACAACTATGCGCCCATCTGCTGCCCGTGTATGTATTTGTCGAGTGCAGGACAACACCGGCGCCATTGCATTTGGATTGACTCAGATTGAGACAACCGGCGTAATTACTCTGTTCAAGGATGCAGCAGGCGGGGCTTTCACTGCTGCCGGTACAAAAGCAACTGCTGCTTGCCAAATCTCTTACGTCATCTAAAAGGATTAGCCATGATTACTGAATACACCGTACTTCCGCTTGAAAACGCTATCCAGATTAAGTCTGTGGATGATGTTTCTGGCGCGGCGCACTACAAGATTTATACGCAAGACCAGAAAGCCGACTTCTTGGCCGAAGTCGATGGCGCAGAATCTTACGCCTTAGCGATGGGGTGGTGAAATGTGCGGGACGCCTTGCAAAGACGACTGTAATCAAGGGCGCGATTGCCCGAACAGAAAGCCGGAAAAATGACCGAAGCTGAAAACATTCAACGGTTAAGGGCATCTGTTCTCGCTGAGTCCAGCGTCACTGACCTTCTGATGATGATACTTGATCGCCAAGACACGATTATTGAGAGGCAGTCGGACACAGACACGAAGCTTGAAGGCCATATGAAGCGCGAAGAGGCTTCGATTGAAATGTGGCTTCAATCTCTGCCAAAGCGACCAGACGGGCACGCCGATATTGACGGCCATAGGGACTATCACCAAGAGATCATCGAAGAGGCGAGAGCGCGCAAGACGATGTGGCGAGAGCTTCGATCAGAGCTTGTTAAAAAGGGCGCATGGGGTATCGTGATTGTTCTGTCCGCGCTGGTTATGTACTGGTGGGATAGGGAGGTGAAGAAATGAGGATAAGCGACCATTTCACGCTAGATGAATTTACCATTAGCCAGCACGCGGCGCGCAATGGTATTTCCAATACACCAAACCATTCGCAGGTTAAAAACCTCACTGAGCTATGCGCTTACATTTTGGAGCCCTTGCGCGTTGCCGCAGGATCGCCGGTGGTCATTTCTTCAGGATTTCGTTCGCCAAAAGTCAATGCGCTTGCCGGTGGGTCAAAAACATCTGACCATATGGACGGACTTGCTGCCGACTTAACCGTGCCTGGAATGACAACGCTGGCAGTTTGCCGGCTTATCGTAATGCTTAACCTTCCGTTCAAGCAGTTGATTAACGAGTTCAATTCATGGACTCATGTATCGTTTGACCCGCTTGCAGTGACCCCGAAGCGCGAAAGAAAAACAGCAGTTTATCGTGACGGCGAAGTGGTTTATTTGAAGGGCTTGTTATGAATTCAGACGATTGGAAAGGTCTATTCAAGACAGTAG